CAAACGGATCCTCGCCGCGGTCGGGGTGTCCGACGTCGGGCTCACCGTCGCCGACCGGCCCGGACATTTGCAGATGTCCCGGATGGACGTGGACCGGCAGGCCGCCGCCGCCCTGCTCCTGGACCTCGCGACGTCCACCGGGTCCGTGCTGTGGGCCGCGTACGACCCGTCCAAGGCCGGCCCGTACCTGTACTACGAGGACCCCGCCACCCGGGCGTCCCTGTACGTCCTGGCGCAGAACGTGACCACGCTGCTGTGGGCGCCGGCGGCCGGGTCCGGCGCCGGCACCCCACTCTCGGCGTGCCAGGTGCTCCGCGACCCGGTCACCTGGTCCCGGGCGGTCACCGACCTGATCACCAGGGCCACCGTCCGCTGGCTGGACCAGACCACCAGCCCGGGCACCACCGACCGGTCCGTGCAGCTGATCGACACCGCCGCGGAAACCGCCTACGGCGCCCGGGGTATCAGCATCGGCACCCTGCTCACCACCAGCACCGACGCCGACAAACTCGCCGCCGGCACCCTCGCCGGGCACCAACCCTCGCCGTCCTGGCGCACCTCCGGGCTGACCTGGGACCTGGCCGCCACCGCGGAGGACACCGACCCGGCCGACGCCGCCCTGGCCTTCGCGCTGCTCGGCGCCACCACCCGCATCGGGTACGCCGTCGCCCTGACCGACCTGCCCTACTGGACCCCGACCGCCGCCGCCGTCCAGCTGTACGTGGAGGGCGGCACCTACACGTTCGACGTGGACGCCGCCGGCACCCCCCGCTGGGTCCTGGCGATGGACGCCGCCCCCGCCACCGGGCTCGGCGGGTCACTGACCTACGGGCAGACCGACCGGTCCATCCGCTACGCCGACGTGGACCGGTCCGTGACGTTCCTGCAGATGATCGGCGTTGGCCCGGCCGGCCCGACCGGCCCCGCCTGGTCCGACATCCCCACCGCCACCACCTGGGCGTCCGTGCCCGCCAACGTCAAGTGGAGTGATGACCCCAGATGACCGACCCCGAATTCGACGTCGCGGTGGACCCGTTGGGCACCACCACCGGTGGGCTGCCGTACCCCGAAACGTCGGCCCCGCTGAACCAGGGCGCGAACGATATCAAGGCCCTCGCGCTGGCCCTGGAGGGCCGGGGTCTGGGGTTCAAGTCCGCCCGGGGCTACGTCAACGCGGCCGCATTCAACGGCGGCCGGTACACCCTGGTCCTCCCGGCGGGGTTCACCGCCGCCCCCTACGTCCTGCTGACCCCGTACTGGGGCGGCACCACCGGGAACGCCCCGGCCCCGCTGAACCTGAATGTGGAGACTGCCTCCGCCACTCAGGTGGGCCTGATTGCGCTGAAACCCCCGCCGCCGGGGACGCCCGGGTCCACCTCCGACTGGTTCACCGGGACGTGCGGTTTCGCGTGGCTGGCCTGGGGGACCTGATGGACCCCGCACCGAACACCGTCGCCGGCGGGATCGTGGTGCCGCTGTCCCGGCCCACCACCCCCGCCGGGCTGCCGTACCCCACCTCCCAGGACCTCCTCGCGGACGTGGACGTGTACCTGCACGAGTTGTCCGACGCGATCGATTACCGGCTGACCAACCGCGCCCTGTTGATGTCCCAACCCTCTTTGACCAGTAACGCCGGCGGTGACCTGACGATTAATTTCCCGACGTTTGTCACGTTGCAGGGTTTGGTGATCGAACCATTCGCGAACAGTTCCGACGGGGCGTCGATGCCCTGGGTCCTGCTGCCGCGGATCACCGGGTTACCGGGCAATTCGGCGACCGTGCACGTCGATCACATGAACACCAAAACCAACGGGTACAACGTGTCACCGTTCGGCGGGACCATGCAATATTCGATATTCGCCTGGGGTGTCCCGCAGTGACCGGCCCGTACCCGTCGCACGCCGCCCTGCTCGGCGACACCGATTTGCATATCAAGACTCTCGCCTACGCCACCGACGCGAAACTGGCCGGGTACCTGTCGATGTTCGTCGCCACCGGGTCGCCGACGACGGACATCAACGGTGACATTGTGGTGGATTTCCACACGGCTAAAACGATCATCGGGTGCCAGGCGAAATGTAAGGGGTTCACCGTGGCGCAGGGCCCGGTGAAACAAACCCCGCCGGAGCAGGGTTCGCAGGTCAGTATTTCCGCTAACGCGGTCACCCTGATCCCCCGGCAATATCTCGCGAACGGGCTGGTGTGGGTGAAATGCGTGACCTCCCCGACATTGACCAGTAACGGCAAATTTTACGGGTCGCAACCGGTCGCGTCCGGGGTCACCATTCCGTATTTCGCGTTCGGGTGGGCGTTGTGACCCGGCCCGGTGGGACCACCCCCCGCGGGCTGCCCTACCCCGGGTCGGCGAACATCCACGCCGACACCCCCAACGCGATCCGCGCCCTGGCCGAGGCGGTCGACGCGCAGCTGACCTCGCTGGGGTCCGGGATCATCCTGGACACCTTCACCGGCAAGGTGAGGGCCGGCCCGGGGCAGGGGTACGGCGCCGCGCAGTTCAGTGTGACGTTCCCGAAACTGGCGTCGGTGCAGGGTTGCGTCGCGTCCTGGGGGACATTCCTGGGCGGCACCGCGCAACCCGCGATCCTGCACTCCCCCGGTGCGCCGACCCCGCCGAACAACAACTTCAACGCCGCCCTGTTCACCATCACCCACGCGCAGGCGTTCTGCTGGACCGGGTCCGGCTACCCGCTGATCCAGAATCAGGACCTGACCATCTGCGCCCTGGGCTGGGGCACCCCCTTCCAATGAAAGAAGGCTGTAACGAAATGAGTAACGAAACACCCGACGATTGGGGTTTCCACCCGACCAGGCGGGAAGCCCGGGGTGAGTTCCCGGGCCACGAACGACCGGTGCCGCGGCCGGTGCTCACCCTGGCGCAGGCCGCCCACCGGGCCGCGGACCGGCTCGCCGAGTGGATCGAGACCCACGGGTACCCGCCGGGCGGTGCCCGGTGACCGCCGGCACGTCCTACAACGGGTGGCCGGCGAACAGTGACCCGGCCGCGATCGGCGTGGCCCAGAACCTCTGGTTCCCGGGCGGGGTGAAGACCGGGGACGTGACCACCGTGCTCCGGTACGTGGCCCGGCAGTTCAACGACCGGGTGGAGCCCATCGTCTCGGGGTGGTGCTGGGGGTACACGTTCAAGGCCAACGTGAACAACCCCTCCCAGTTGTCCTGCCACGCGTCCGGGACCGCGCTGGACATCAACGCCCCGGACCACCCCAACGGGTCCGGCGGCACCTTCACCGACGCCCAGGTCGGCACCATTTACGCGATCCTGAACGAGGTGCAGGGCGCGGTGGACTGGCTGGAGGGGTACGACGAAATGCATTTCGAGATCGCCGTATCCGCCGCCGACCTGGCCTACGTCGCCGCGGTGATCGGCGACGCCGCACCACCCACCACCATCCCGCCCACGGAAGAGGACGACATGCCCTACAGCCCAGAGGAACTGACCCAGTACGCCGCGTCCGGGTTCGCCCGCGGCGCCAAAGAAGAGCTGCTGAAGATCGGCGACGGACCGGAGGACACCCCCGCCGAACTGACCCTGGAACGGTGGGCGAAGGTCACCAACGACCGGCTGTGGGCCCTGGAGCAGGCGTCCCGGCCCTAGAACGTCCCGGGCCAGCCGAGCAGGAGGCTGAAGCCCCACAGCAGGGCCAGGCCCGCCAGGGCGCATAGGAGGGCGCCCAGGAGCAGGGCGAGGGCCCTGGCGGTGGTCCGCATCAGGTCAAGCCCGCCTGTTAGGGGCCAGGCTCGCCGAGCTGACCACTTCGGTGGCGGCAAAGTAGTCGAGTGCGTCCCGCGCGTTGCGCAGTGAGGCGAACGGGATCACGATTTCGGCGCCGGTTGACTCCTGCCGGAGCACCACACCGGCACCTTTGACGTACTGCAGCACGAGATCCTCTGATATCCGCATGAGCCGTTCCTCTCCGAGTAGTTCTGAACCGCCGATAACGGACAATATGTAACCCTGAGCGTGCGAAGTGACCGGCCGGTCACTCGGCGTCACGGGTGTTTGCGAGCTCGATCCCCAGTCGCATGATCTCCAGGACCGATTCGGCCCGGGCCGGGTCGACCCGCGCCAGCTCGATCAGTAGTTCGACCGCCAGTCCTGGATTGGCGTCGTCGAGCGCGTCGGCGATCGCCGCGACCAGGTCACTCATCTTCACGCGCCGGGTAGCGGACCCATATCCTGGTCAGCCCGTCCGCCTCCCGGAAGAACACCGCGTACCCGCGGCGCTCCAGACCGCGGCCCACCACCTTCAGCACATCGCACGCGACGTCCAGGGGTATCGGCGTCACCAGGTCCAGCACCGGCCATTCCCCGGGCAGCGGTTTCACTCGGCAGTCCATTCCGCCACCTCTTCGAGAAGTAGCCGCACAA